ATGGCTGTGCTCATGATGCCCGTCTCAGAGGCGATTTCGTACGCGCGCTATTCGTCTCTTAAGCAAGGCAGTAGTGAGAGCATCGCGCGGCAGAGCGAGGAAAATGAGGCTATTGCGGCGAGCCTTGGCCTCCCGCTGAACACCCGCCTTGTCGATCGAGCGCTTAGCGCCTTCACCGGCATGAACCGGCTCAGGGGGGCTTTCGGGTCCCTCCTGGCACGGCTTGACCGTGGGGAGATCGCCCCAGGTTCGGTTTTGATTTGCGAAGCCCTCGACCGCATCTCCCGCGAAGACGTCAACGATGCGTTGCTGCAATTCCTGACGGTCATCAACAAAGGGTTGGGCATCTACACCAAGCGGGACAGGACCCTCTACACGACCGCGACACTACGGTCCCGAGACGGCACCAAGCTCCTCTTTAGCAGCATCCTCGAAATGGTCCGGGCCAATGAGGATTCGGCGCTGAAGGGCGAGCGGGTTCGATACACGAAGGCGAAACGCCGCGAATCAGCCATCGCCCGTGGTGAGCGGGTCTCGCGGGTCTGCCCCGGCTGGCTGGAACCCGCCGAGATCGACGGGCGGCGGACCTTCCGACCCATCCCAGAGCGGGCCGCGCTCGTGCGGCGGATGTTCGCCGAAATCATTTCCGGCGTCGGTGTGAACACTATCGCGCGCCGTTTTAATGAGGAATGGAAAGCGGGGGACGAGACGAAAGCACCCTGGCGCCTCGGTCGTGGCCGCCAGTCCTCCACGGGCTGGCATGGTGGGACTGTCGGCCAGATCGTCAATGGCCGCTCGGTCCTGGGCGAATGGCAGCCGCAGGTTCGGAATATCACCACCAGGAACCAGGCAGAGACGGTCGGGGAGCCAATCCGAGACTACTACCCCGCTATTGTCGATTTAGCGACGTACCAGCGCGCCCATGCCGTGAAGGCGAAAAACAGAACCTTGCTTGGCGCCGGGCGAGGAGGAAGGCGCGGCCGACAGTTCCCCAATATTTTCATAGGGCTGACCTGCTGCGCCGTGTGCGGCGGGTCCATGGTCTACCGCTGGGCTAACAAACCATTTCTCGTATGCGATAATCGTCGCCGCGGGACGGGATGCACGGTTCGCACGCACTATCGCCTCGACCTGCTAGAAAACGCGGTCCTACGCGGCTTCGCCGATCTCCTCTTCCAGCCCGGAGACCTCGCGCCTGCCGCTGGTCGGACGGCAGAAACCGAAATCGAACTCGCACGCCTGCATGAGCAAGTCGAGTTCCTGAACCGGCGCATTGGCGAGATCATCCGCGACCGCGAGCTAGAGTATACCTCGATCCGCCGCATCTCGGTCGAATTAGAGAAAGAGAAAGCCGAGCTACTAACCCGACATAAGATTTTGGCAGAACAACTCTCTATCGAGCGTGGTTCCGACGACCCTTCGATGCACGCGGAAACGGTCAGGTCGCTGGCTGCACTGGCGACGTCTGCCGAGCCGTCGAATGAGCGCTACAATGCCCGTGCCCGTATCAATGCATCTCTGCGGGAGTTGTTCGAGACTATCGAATTCCATCCGCCGCGCGGTGACGAGCCGGAGCGGCAGATCATCGTCATACGCGGTATACCACGCCGGTTCGTTGCCGAAATCCGTGGCGGAAAAGCACATAACGTCCCGCCTGCTCGAATCGGCAAGATCATAGACTGCATCGGCGATTTGCGCGATGTGGAAGCGAAACTTTCTCGCAATGAAGGTGTGCTGGGAAAAACCGCGATTTAATTCCCTGCTCTACACAGCAGACTTTGCAATTGCAGACAATCGTATCGCAGAAATTTCGAAATATAGCGCAATTCTGTTGCTGATCCGTTCATTATCGGGCGCGCATCTATGCTCTGAAGCCAGTTGACGCCGTGGGCCGTTTCTGGCTCGCTCGATGCCTTGCAAACGGCTAGTGCCCGCCTTCCGGCGGGCCGGGAGGCGTCAAATGCTTGATCGGTAAAGAAAAAGCCCCCCGCCGGGTAGGCAGAGGGCTCACAAGACAGGCTCAGCAACAAATCGGATTTCCTGAGCCTACAGACCCCAGCAGCCCGCGCAAGCCCTAAAAGCGCGGTCGGGTCGATCTGTGCGCCCCGCTTTCCGGCTCCGAATCCAAAGGAGACCGAGAATGCATGATCCCGAATATGAACTGAAGCTAGCCGCGGAGGACTTCATCCCCCGCGATCCCTTCCTGTCGGCAGAGGACTGGATCAGGGCGAGCCTCGCCCTGGAAGAGCAGCGCCGGGGACCTGGCCACTGGGAGCGGCCTGCCCTCTCGAACCTCCACCGCCTCTGCGCCGCCATCGGTCTCCCTTACCATTGCGGCGACCTCGAACCCGGTACCTGGCTCTCCTGGCCCGAGACCGAAAGCGGGCGGATCGCTCTTTATGCCGGAGACGAAGAGACCTACCCCCTCGCTCTGATCGACCGCGTAACCGGCTATTGGCGGCTTCGCCTTCTGGTCCGCGATGACTGGCGCAAGAAGGGGGTGCGCACAGTCTGCCGCAGCGGTCTGGCGCTGACGGGCCTTGTCGCCCTGCGGGAAGGGATTACCCAGCCCGCAGCAGTCAACTGGCTCGAACGCTACTTCCCGGCGCGGGGGGCAGTCTGATGCCCGAGGGGGATGACGACCATCTCTTCCAAAAGCGCCGCGGCGAGAAGCGGAAGCTTACCGCGACCGAGGACAAGCATGTTGGCGACCCTGCCGCACCGGAGGTACTCTATGCGGGAGAGGAACCAAATATGGCTGTGCTGCGGAAACATCTAGCCGATGCGCCGCGCTACCCCATCGAGGCGCTGGGCAGCGAGTGGCCGTATTGGACTGCTGATGCCGCGCGGTCAGCTAACGCGCCAGTGGACTACGTCGCGCATTCGCTATTGGTGAGCGCAGCGGCTCTCATCGGCAATGCCCGATGGGCTCGGCTCGGAGGCTGGTTTGAACCGACCGCTCTATTCGGCGCCAACGTCGGCGGGTCCGGCAGCGGCAAGTCTCCTGCGCAAGACACCGTCTCCGATGTCATACACGCTATCGAGCGGCAGATGCAGGCCGATGCCGACATGCCGCAGCAGATGCGCGCTTGGAAAGAGAAGCAGCACATCGCTGCTATCAAGATGAAGCTGTACGAAGCGTCGGTGAAGAAGGCTCTGAAGACGGGCGGACCGATGCCCGCATATCCCGACGATGCCGAGCCTACCCCTCGCCCCGTCCCGCCGCGCCTGCTGCTCGATGACGTCACGCCCGAAAAGGCGCAGACGCTCCTGGCTGGCATGTTCCGCGGCGGCTTCTCCCTTCATGACGAACTTGACGATAAGTTCCAGAGCTTCACCAGGTACAACAGCAACAGTGCGAAGTTCTGGCTTCAGACCTACGGCGGGCGGACCAGCAAGGCCGATCGCATGAGCCGCGATTCTGCCTCTGTCGAGTATCTGACGTGCAGCATGCTCGGCGGCATCCCACCTGAGAACCTCGCGCCGCTTCTGAGTGCGCGCGCGAACGACGGATTGATTCCGCGCTTCCTCTGGGCTTGCCCGGACGATTCCATTGACACCATCGAAATTGTCGAACGGCCCGACGCTGCCGTCGCGGTGGCGCGCTTGTCGCGGCTCGCCAGCTTGCCGCCAGACGAAGATGAGGATGGGCGCCCGAAGCCGGTGTTCGTACCTGTAGCCAGGGAAGCCCGGCGCACTCTCATCGAAGCGGCGCAGCGCTGGCGCCAGCAGTCCCGTGGCCACCGCGGCCTGTACGCCAGTGCATTGAACAAGGCGCGCGGGCAGGCCCTTCGGATCGCCCTGGTGCTCGAACTCCTAGAGTGGTCATGCACCGACGACCCTGAGCCGCCCCGGGAGATCAGCTTGCGGGCCATCGAGGCAGCGGCAGGGCTCATGGAGACCTATTACCTGCCGATGGCCCGCAGGGTCTTCGGGGACGCCGATGCCCCCGCGGAAGCGCATGCAGCCGCTACGCTAGCGGGCTGGATCATGGAGCGGCGGCCAGCGTCATTCACCGTCAGCGATATCCGCAACCGCCGGATCGGCGGCCTGCGGGAAACGCAGCTTATCCGGACGGCAATCCGCATCCTCGCCCAAGACGGCTGGCTCGGCAGCCCCGAACACGATGGAAGCGTCGGTCGGCCGGAGGAACGCTGGTTCGTGAACCCTGGGTTGTTTACGACTAAGCACTGAAATTCGACGCGGCGGGAGAGAAAAAATGCAGGATGGGATAAGCTGCCCCCCTGGAAAACCGAATTAACCCCTACAATCCGGGGTTCGGTTGATATACGTCCGCGGCTTTCAACCCCATCCCCGGATATCGGGATTAATTTGATTTTCGCGGCGACGCCTACCTTCCCTTTCACCGTTTTTCGCCGCTATGACCACTGATAATCTGTAGTTGTGGCTGGGTGTATGCCTGGTGATTCACTCGCAAGTGTATCGACCTGGCGCACCCTGCGGCGCATCATTCGCTCGGTCGCTGGTCTCTCCGGTGGCCGGAGCCGCCGAATGCGCGGCTGAGAGGATTTGCTGTTTACTTGGTTCGGACAAGATCCGCCGCATGTGCGGAAGAGTTGAGGACGAGGACCAATAGGGGGATCGGGCGGCAGGCTCGGTCCCCCTTTCCAATTCCGGGCCACTCTCCTAGGCGTAACGGCTGCCAAACTGGACGTCGGCAGCAAGGGGGAAATCAGGGAGGCTGGATATCGGCCGCGCCATCAGGCTCTCGACCTTGCCCGCTATCGTGTCCGCATCCGCCGCGTCGACCAGCAGGATGGCTTCATCGTGGGTGTGGCCGATGATCTCGAACTTCTCTCGATCGAGCCGCATCAGGGCAGTGGCGAGGATGTCGCGGCACATCGCCTGCGTGGCGTTCTCGACGATGAGGCCGCCATAGATTTGCTCTCGGCGATAAGCGGGCGTGAACTTCCCCTTCTGCACCACCGTGACGCACGGGCGGAGGCTGCCGAACTTCTCCCTCATTTGAATCTCGGGCTGGAAGTAGCGGACATGCCGGCCGGAAGGCAGCCGCAGCAGGAGCCATGGCGCGCGGCGGGAGAAGGCTAGAAGGCGATGCGCGCCGAACGGCACCCAGCAGTTGGCGAAGCGGGGCTCTAGCGCCGTCTTGGCCGCCTGCTCTGCATCGCGCCACAACTGGCAGACCGCCGGGTGCGCCTCGCGGAAAACCTGGATGGCCCGCCGGGCCTCCGTTTCATCCAGGTGGCGGCCCATCCGGCCCATCAGCGCTTGCAGGCCCGTCCAGCCCAACTGATAGCCGGAGCCTAGCACCACCGGCTTGCCAAGGGTGTTTCGCAGGTCAGGCGTGACCGCCTCGACGGGGATGCCGCGGATGCGCGCCGCGACAAGCTCATAAGGAAGTTCGCCGCGGCCCAGTGCATCCAGCCGCTCCGTCTCGCCCGCGAGCCAGCAGACGCCACGGTATTCGACCTGGGAGAAGTCGGCCTTCAGAATCACCTTGCCGGATGGCGCGGCGATCATGCTCCGTACCGAAAGCGCAAGGTCGTCCAGGCTTACTGGCTGGTTGCTGGCGAGCGCTGCCTCTGTTGCGTCGAAGCGATACCCCTTGGGCTGCCGCTTCAGGTTGTGCATCTGGATGCCGCGGCTGGCGAACCGGCCCGTTCGGGCGCCGTAGTAGACATACTCGCCGCGCAGCCTGCCGTCCGAGGATGCGCGGTTGAGCATGGCGACGAATTTCTTCGTCGCCGCTTTGCCAGCAAGTTTGCGGATCTCCAAGGCCCGGCGGGCCGCGGGCGGCAAGCTGGCGTCGGCGAGGAGGCGGTCGATGTCGTGCTTCTGAAGCGAAGCGGGATCGGCTTCATCGAGCGAGGTGGCGGGCTTGGCGATCATGCCGCGTCCTCCAACTCATCCCGGAGATCGAGGTCGGCGAAACCCGCCACGCCTTGCGCGCCAAGGAAGTCCTTCAGCCGCGCCACCGCGCTGGCTGCCGGCACAGCGCCGCCTGTTACCTGCGCCATCTCGGCATCGAGCGCTGCAAGCGTCGCCCGCGCGGCGGCCTCGGCGCGCTCGACCATCGGGACATCTATCGGCAGGCCACGCTGGTTGATGCGCGCGTTCAAGCGCCACAACTCGGCTTCCGGCACGGTCAGCGGCGGCAGGATGGCGGTGATCGCCATCTCGGCCGCGACGTCCTGCAAGCAGTAGCGGACAAGGCCGTCCATCGCTTCGTCAGCAATCGGCTGGCCGGAGCGCTTCGGATTGACGATAGAGCGCATAAGGACCGATCCGCGAACGTCCTTCGTGACCGTGAGGCCAAGGACTTGGCCGCAGGCGTCAAGACCTTGCGGCAAGCCGCAAGCCGCCGCACGCGCCATCGAGCAGTCAAGCTGGTTTAAGGTTAGCCGTGGCCAGCCTAACGCCTGAGCGGCGGCGGTCTGGGTCACCTCGAACTCGAACATGGCATTCCATGCGCGAACGGGCCGCCCCGCAGACATGTGCTGCACAACGGCGGTGGGGACAGGCTCGCCGCGGCGCCATGCGCGGATGGCCGGGTCGCCTGGTAGCCGGTAGGCGGCGCAGAGAAGCTCCGCGCTCGCGTGGTGGCACCAGCGATGGGCGCTGGACGTGCGGAGGTCGAGCGCTGTGCGGATTTCGAAATCCAGACACAGTGCGTCATCGGCTGCACCGCCGGGTGCAGCGAGGATAAACTCTTCCATGATGCGGAAGAGGCGGCCCGAAGGCCGCCCCTACTCAGTCCCAGGCCGACTGCTCGGCAGGCGCGGCGCTCATCGCCGGGACCGCAGCCTTGTAGACCCCGAAGGCCGAGGTGTTGGAGCGACCCAGCGGGTCGGCATGATCGAGCAACTGGATGCCGTTGAGGCCGAAGGCCACGCCTTTGTTGCCGCTCATGTTGTAGCCGTAGGGGTTGACGTGCATCTCGACCCACCGCCCGTCATAGAGTTCGGTGTCGAGAACCGCCGGGTTCACCGCCTTGCCCGCGGCGTCAACGATGGTCGGAACCCGCTTGGTCGACGCGCGGATGAGCGTCACGCCCGGCTCGTAGCCTGCGAACGTGCCCTTCTCGGCGGCAAGACCGATGGGATTGCGGGCGCCGACGTGCTTCGCCGGGTCGGAACCGAAGGTCTTCACCGCCGCGGACTTCACGGCGGCCTTCAGATTGGAGAGATCAAACGCTTCTGGGATCAGGAGCGCACAACCGCGCTTGCCGTTCGCGTCCGGCTCGAAGATGCCACCGCTGGTCTGGGAAGGGCTGACCCAGCGGGCGCGGCCAATGATAACGACGTTCGTATCAGTGCTGCGTGCAGCAGCAGTAGAGGCAGCCTGCGCTGCCATATCCGGAATAATAGTCATTGTGATCTAAAAACTCTCTTGTGCTAGCCGTCGTAAAGCGACGGGCCACAAATCGTGACTGACGCGAATGTGACTCAATATGGCCAGTCTGTCAACCTGAAAGTTTTCACCCGGCGAAAATTGCTATCCAGAGACGTAAATAGCTTCCATTGATTGAATCACCTTCTGTAATCTACCGATCTTTAAGCCCTAGAGGAATTTCAATGAAGAGTATTATTCCGGAGCCGACCAGAGAACATCTGGCCGAGATTGCCGCCGGGCGCCAGCAGGCGTGGAAGAATGGTTTCCGCCCGCTCGCCATCGTCGCCGCACAAGACGCGCAAGGCCCAGGCAAACGGCCCGCGGGCGCGTGCTGGCAAGAGCGCGCAAGGCTAGACCCGCCAGAGGCCGCCGGGCGCGATGCCTATGCGGATGCGCCGAACACGGGCGTCCTAGCCGATGGCCTTCAGATCATCGACATCGATTGCAGCCGGGCCGCGGACGCGGCTTCGGTGCGGGCACTTGCGGAGACCATGCTGGGCAAGACGCCAGGTGTTCGCCGCCGGGCGAACTCGAACAAGCTGGCGATGCTCTACCGCGCCGCCGAGGGCGAGCCGCCGACCCGCTTCCTCGAAGGGGTGGAGCACAACCCAGATGCCGGGGTCGGCCAGCGCATCGACGTGCTTGGCTGCGGCAGTCAGCTTGTGGTCGACGGCTGGCACGAGAGCGGCGTCGAAATCGAATGGGAAGCCGACCACCCCATGCGCGGCCTCACGGCCGCTGCCCTCCCGGCGGTCTCGGAGGAGCGTGTCGCGGCGTTCCTCGATGCCGCCGAACGGCTGATCGGCCGTTCGACCGCCGGGCGGCACCGCGACTATACGGTCGCCAAGCACGACACCCGCCTGGATGATCCGCTGTGGCCAGCCCCGGTGGCGCTGGACGCCCTTCACGCGATTCCTAATAGGGTGGATGCTCTGCCGTCTTGGGGCGACCTCCTGAGCGTCCTGGGTGGCTTCAGGCGGGTGCTGGGGCGGGATGCCGACCAGCACATGGAGGCAGCCCGAGCCTGGGCGACGCGGTTCGGCTGGTGCGACGATCAGCAGTTCGAGCGCAAGTGGCAGCAAGCCGCGGAGACCTATGTCGGCGAGGAGATGCTGGCGATCCGCGCCGGGCAGTTCGGCTGGACGATGCCGCCGACCAGCATGAACTTCGGCGCCTATGATACCCCTGAGCCGGTCGATCCGCTGGCCGCCCTGCCCTACGTCACCGCCGAAGTTCTTCATACCGCTTCGGCGCTGCCGCCGACCCCGATGCTGCTCGGCTACGCCTATGAGCGCGGCGCCATCTCGGTGCTGGCAGGCGCGGGCGCGAGCGCCAAGACGAATGTGTCGCTCGTCGAAGGCATCGCCATGGCGACCGACGATAGCGACATGCTGGGCGCGCGGGTCTGGGAGCCAGGGCTGCGGGTGCTGTTCCTCAACTTCGACGAAAACCTCACCGAGATGACCAAGCGCCTTGCCATGGCGGCGGGCTGCTACGGCATCGCGCCGGAGGCGATCGGCGACAGGATCGTCATCGCTTCGCCGCCCGCGAGCCTGTTCGTGCTCTCTCGGGCGGAAGGCCGCGGCTACGCCCTCAACGAAGCCGGCTTCGCCAATCTGGCCGCAATGATCCGGCGGCATCGCGCCGACGTCGTCAACCTTGACCCCCTGGGGCCTTTGCTCGCCGGGCTGGTGGACAACGATATCGCCTACATGGTGATCGAGCGCCTCCGCCGGGTGGCCGAGGAGACAAACTGCGCCATCCAGCTTGTACATCACCAGAACAAGGCCGGCATGAACGGCGACGCCTCCTCCGCGACCGCCGTGCTAGGCGCCGTTGCCCTCGTCAACGGCGCGCGGCTGGCGCGGGTCATCACGCCGCTCGGAAGGAAGGAACTCGGCCTCGTCACCGAGCCGGAGTTGCGGGCGCGACTCTTCCGTATCAGCAACGCCAAGGCCAACCATGCGCCGCCTTCGGCGAAGACAGTTTGGTGGGAGCGGGTGGAAGCCAAGCTCGGCAACGGTCAGGGACGGCGCTACGGCGACCGGACCGGCATTCCTATGCGCTTCGCGCCGCCAACCACCGACCAGGTCGACCCTGCGCTCATGGACCAAGTCGCCGCTGAAATCGGCCGGGCCTGGGCGATCCAGCAGGGCTATGCGCCGCCGGGGAAGAAGGCCGCGGATGGGCGGCGCATGAGCGACCTTGCCGCCGCCGTGGGGCTGAAGGACGAAGCCGCCATGCGGGAAATGGTGAAAGCTCTGATCAAGCAAGGCCGCGTGGTCCGCGATGAGCAAACTATCGCCGGGAGCGCCAACCGCCACCCCGTTGAGGCCCTACGGCGTGTGTGATGTGATTCCCCCGCACTAAGTAATCACACTAATCACACAGCATCAAAACACAGGCGTGCTGACCAAAGGGGACTATCGTTCCTGACGTCACGATAGCCCCTTTGGTCGCACGCCGATGCCTTCACACAGAAGTCGAAACTGAAGTTCGAAACCAATCACACACCCGGCCCGACCGGCGGAAAGTTTGCGCCGCGCACAAGTGTTGACCGTTTCGGATATGCTCCCGTATTCTCTCTATATTATAGATGAACATTTGAGATGTCAGACAAGAGCACAGCCGGGCACCGCCACGCCCGGCGCGAAAACTTCCTATACGCGATGCACGACGCCGCTATACTTCGCAAGGTACTAAACGAGGTCGAGCAGCAGGTTGATGACGCGCGCATCCTCCTCGAACTCTCGGATGAAGAGTGGTTAGCGGATTTCGACGCTCGCCGTGACGCAGATCGCCGGCTTAGCGATGACGAGGTCCGCCGTTGTGTCGACCGCATCCGCGCGCTGAAGGCGGTGCAGCCGTGATGGACGATACCCCGATGATCGAAAACCACTACTACTGCGGGGAGTGCGGCAATCAGTGGTCGGATGTGTGGTCGGCCGTATGCGACGACACCTGCCCTGCTTGCGGCTGCGGCGACATCTCGCCGTATCGGTCCAACACTCTCCCAAAGGAGGGCGAGTGATGGACGAGACAACTAAGCGCGCCCTGTTGTGCAGCGCCTACCTACGCTCGATCCAATCTTACCTAGAGGTCGTGCGGGAAATTCGGGAGCGTGGTGAGGCGCTTATCGCCATCGATCCCGCGCTGAAGCGCGCCGTCGACCACAATCTTCTGTCCATCCATAACGATGTCCTCCTGCCGAAGGGCGCGCACTGATGGCGCGCATGTTCGAAGGGAAGTGCTGTGCCGCCGCGGGATGCGAGCGGCAGGCGCACGGCATGACGAAAGGCCGCGGGCCGTTCTGCCAGATGCATGGCCAGCGAGTGCATCGGTACGGGCACGAGAGTCTCACCTACAGCAACCGCAACCCGCGCCCGCCTGTCGGCCTGGCGCACGGCGTCTGCGGTGTGGATGGCCTGGTGACGGTGAAGCCGCGCATCCGCGTAAAGGCGGTGATGCAGCGAGCGCTAGAGAATACGACGGCAGGAAACTGAGATGACAAGAGACGGATACATAAACCTCATCACCGACCACTTAATTCGCGCTATTATCATGCTGCCCGACACCTGCCCCTTCATTCATCGGTTCGAGCGTGTCGCTGATAGGGTGATTGCCGATTATGAGGTGATGGACGACGACAAACTTCGTGACGACGCCGCGTGGTTCGTCACACGCGGTAACGACGCCAAGGCACTCTGGGGCACAGTGTTCGCAATGATGCTCTACGCCCAGGCGGAAGCGGGATTCATTAAGCGTGTCTATGACGATCCGGCGCCGACCCCGGCGGCAGAGGCGACAGACTGATAAATAGAATCGAGCAGGCCGCTCACCACAACAGGTCGGAGACGAACTCCGGCGCCTACACCACACTAAGCCCGCTTCGGCGGGCTTTTCTTTTTAGGGGGTTGGGATGTCTCGACCGAAGCCGACTGTGCTGCTCGAATCGCATGAAGAGCGACGCAGCGTCAACGCGCGGGTTTTCCAGGTGTTGGAAGCCGCCGCGGTCTATGCAGTTTTCTATGACGGCCAGCCCTGCAACATCCGCATCGCTACAGCGTACCGCGATTACCCTGGTCCGAAATATCCGAGAGTGACTTTCATGTCACCAGGTCACGCGCACCGCATGGCGAGGCGACTGAACAAGCGGTTCAACACCACCGCCTTCACCGTCGTCCGCTTCGTAGATGGCGAACTCGACCTGGGCGATTAGCGATCGACGGCGATCCCGGCACCACCCGCGATAGCAGCAATGGCGAGCGCGACGGTCTGGACCGTCTGACTGTCGATCGATAGCCCTGTAGCCGCCACGATCAGGCTGATAATGCCGATCCAGGTGCTTGGTTGTTGTGCTCTGGATTTGGCGAAGGCCGTGACGGCGGCGAGGATGTTGGCGTGCATCGGCTATTTACGAAGAGGGTCCCAGCGATTACCGCCGGAACCCTCACCTCGCAGGCGGCTGCATTCTACCCTGCCCTTTTTCCCAGCGTTTTGCCCCGCTGGCACCACGCGCGGCAGACCGGATGTTACCACCACGGCCGGGGCATGCAGCCTACGTCAGAGATACGCGAAACTACCTCACGGAAATGCGGCGCGTCGGTGAGTGTGGGCTTACCTCTATTTACCACACCGCGGCCTAAATATCATCATGTTCAAACGTCTTATCGGAAGCTTTACCGAGCCAACGCCCGCGTGGATTTGGCTGTATTTTATCATGCATGACGTGGGTCTCGCGTTGCATGAACCCTCGAAAGTTTTCACCGTGCTTTACTGCATTCTTGCCGTGGTCTCCGGCCTGCTGTTTTGGGTGGCGCTACAGGAAGAAGAAATCAAAGAGGCCGATACCGACGAGGAGGCGCACGACGACGTTGACGAAGCTGGCGAGTGAGACCGCAGGACCAGCAGATCGAACACTCGCGGACGGTGAACTGATGCCCACCAGGCCGCCGGTCCACCGGCCAGCAGGCGCGCAGACCCGGCAGCAGGTGCGGGAGAGCTACGATCGCTGGCGAGGGTCAGCGAGGTCCCGCGGCTACGACGCGCGGTGGACCAGAGTTCGCAACGCCTACCTGGCAGCGCAGCCGCTTTGCCAGGTTTGCGAGGCTTCTGGGCGGGTGACGGTGGCGACCGAGGTGCACCACCGGGTGGAGATCCGGGACGCCCCAGAGCGACGCCTGGACGCAAGCAATCTAGTCTCAACCTGTCACGCCTGTCATATGGCCGAGCATGGCCGCCGGAAAGGCAACCGATGACGCCAGAGGACGAAGCCGCGGAGGAGGAAGCAGCGATCGATGCCATGCTGGACCAAGCGTGGCGCGATGTCTGCGAGATGATCGAGGCCGAGGAGCAAGCGATCACTCCCCTACCCTCCCCTAACGGAACAGGCTCGGGTGATACAGGACTAGGCGATACAGCACACCATCGCTGGTGACGCGCTCGCAGCACTCGGCCGCGACCATGCTGTACTGGCGCTCCTGGTCAATGATCCAGAGCCGAAGGCGGGCAAGGCACTCGACGGCGCCGTGCAGAACGATTTCGTCGTCCGATATCCAGTGGTCCAGCGAGAGCGTAACGACGCGGGGTTTCGAGCAATACATCAAGGATTTAGCGGATTTGCCCGCCCGCCGCGGCGCCGCTGACTAAATAGGTTTGCGGACAGCACTACGCCGCGACCTTCCTAGCGATACTGGGCATGTGAGGTCGGCTGCCTGTAACGGTCTGATCTCACATCTCACGCATCAGCGAGGCGGGAGGCATGGACGCAACCATTGCGTGCATCACTCCCCTGTCATACCACCGGGGGTAGGGTCTAGGCTGGAAAGATTCCGGCAAAAGGACCGACACGGAGTTGATTTTTCACCCCGTCACTTCCCGTCCCCTAAAGTCTCGCGCCAGCCAGCGTTATGATCGGCTAGTCGAGCGCCTCGGCCGTCGCTCGGTCCCTATCCGCAAATCGGAAATGAGTAGGTTTTCAAGTTCGGTAATATGGGCACGGATCTCGTCTAGCATCGGATCTGGACCTACTCCATCCCTCCAACGCTCTAGCACCATTGCGTAATAAACACCTTGGTGAAATTCCTTGCGCTTCTCCCCGTATTTGTCTGCACAAATGATCATCGCTTCGAACATTTCATTCTTTGTAATGCTGCGGTATAATGAAATCCTTACCATTAAGGCTTCGAATTTTTTACCATAGTATAGCCGCACTAAAAAGCGCGCCTCCTCAAATTTCGCCATAAGCACTTCATGTTTCGCTATACGATAGTCAAATAGTTTGTAGAAATCTTGTCCTTGTAGCGTATCTCGACCGTCCGCGGCTGCAATAGCGACGATATCCGACATAAATATAGGCTCTCGTACCAGCACCATCGCGGCATAGAATTGATTGATAGAAAGTACAGCTTGTTCTGCGACGGCCTGTTTTCGCTTCCCTATCTCCTGCGCCTTCCACTTTTGGCTGATCTGCCAAGCCACCGCCGTACCTATCAGCGTTGCGGCTTGCGAGAGTGTCACTGTTGCGATTTGGGATAAAGTCCCAGGCAACCAGCCGAAATCCATCGCTTGCCCTCCCGCGTGCTGAAATCGAATCGGTATCGGGTGATTGTGCGCCTGTTAGGAACCCCCATCTAGTTTTGGGATTATCTGCCTAGGTGGAGGCGGATATGATGACGAGCGTGGCCGGTCTCGCGCCGAATGAGGGGATCTGTTTCCGCTGCGATCCTTGCGGCCACGAGCGTACATGGACCAGGGAGGAACTTCTGGTGAAGGTAGGAGACGCCAAGCTCGACATGATCGGACTGCACCCGGCCCTACTCTGCCCGCGCTGCCAAGTGGCCGCATCTCGGGCCTGGATCACCTACGCCTGGAAGCGGCGGTATGAGACCGAGTGACAGCAGACAGAGGAGTTCCCGGCACTATGGAAGCCGAGCATTCCCTACGCCTTGTGGCTGACTGCGGGGTTGAGTAGGCGAACCAAATCGAAGAGGGCGAGGAGGCGATTTTTGGAAGCGCAAGACTCACTTGATGACGGAAAGTTCTTTCGTGACCAGGAGTTTAACAACGAAAATCTGCCAAAGCTTTACGGTACAAGGTTCGATAATTGCACTTTCAAGAATACCTCGTTACCGATAATAGATGACGTAATATTCGGCGATTGCACTTTTCAAATAGTCATGTTCGGGCCGACTTTGAACGAAAGTTCGATAATCTCGAACGTCAAGTTTCATTCCTGCAAATTCAAAACATCATTTTTCGCGGTTACATCCATCCAAAATTGTAATTTTCATGATTGCAGTTTTGATGATCTCACGATCGGGCAAAGCGTCGTTTTAGATCGAAGCTTTTTTATGTTTAGCAAAAACTTTCATGAAATTAAGGGTTTAGAGCGGTTAGAATTTCACGACAACATCATATACATCAGGAATTTCGACTCTACGCTAGTTAAGCGCACTAATCCTTTGCCGCTTATACTCCGATTTGGCTCCTGGGCTCGCGTGAGATCGATAGGTGCACTGCCACTTTTCGGTATATCATTTAGTGCCTTGGTGGCCATTCCAGCAGTGATGTCGATGATAGCATTATATAATTCGCAAGTTCACCGGTTCACCGAATGGTCGAAGAGCCATGCGTTAAGCAATCAGCCTGATGCCGCCGAAGCACTGCAAGAAATTATCGCGCGCCTTCATCCGCTTCCGATACCGAGCCTAACACTATGGTTGGGCATTTCGACCATTATGCTCGGTGCCGCTTCGCTCAGCTACAACTTGTTTTGCCCTGATAGAATTAAACAGTTTACTGAGGAGCAATGGAGCAATGAGGTACGCCGACCCCTCCTCCAATACTTACCGTTCTCGTGGCGGAAGCCTTATCTAAGCGCTGCTACCCTCTTTCTGTATGTCGTAGGTGGAGGCTTAAGCCTTATTATACTACTCATCAAAATGGCGCATTCGTTAGCGTTTATTTGGCTGAATAGCCACCTGGCATGGTATGCGCTTTAGAACGATCCACTGACGTTGAGGGGCAGCCAGTGCGGCAACACCTACTATCGGCACCAAGTCAGGCGGAACAGCGCTGCATCGGCTTCGCGGGTGAAGCGGACGCCTTTTAGCCCATTCCGCGCCCAAGCGCCGCCGATCGTCTCTCGAAGCCACTTACGGGCTTGGCTGTCGACCTCGATCTTTCCAAAGCGACCAGGGAAGGTCAGCAGGTGCCCGCACTCGACCACATGGGGGTACCGCTTCTCAAACGCTTCACGCTTGGCGACCATCTCCGGCGTGTCGGAACAGAGGCATAGCTGGAAGGCGATCGGCACCCTCAACACAGGGTCCGTTACGGAGGGGAAGAAGATCATGCCGGTTCGATATCCTCGCGCCGCACTAGAGCGAGACCTGGTACTGGCCCGCCGAAAGCCACGTCGAAAACGAGACCGTCGCCGTATATGCCCATCACGCTGCCCTCACGGCCGGGCGGGATAGGTCCTTCGAGAGTTGCGGCAGGGTTGACTAGGCGAACGGAATCGAAGACCGCGATAGCTTCAGCGGCCATACCGCGAAGCCTCGTAAATGTCCGTTGCGATGATGCGTGATGCGCATGTGGCCTGAACTTCGAACTCATTGCCCGTCTTCGCGTCCAGCAGGGTGACGGTGCAGCATCCCGCCTCATCCGGCGTATCCATAACGGCCATGATAGAAGCGGCATCAACTGGAAGGAAGCCGCGGACCCCATCGGGGCGACGGACTGGAATGACGATTTTCGGGTTCATATCCCTATTTACGCTGGATATAACTCGCACCCGGCTAAATCAGAGGTGCGCAACAAATTCGAAAAGCTGGTCGCCAAGGCCCTGCCCGCCGACTACAGGTACGAAGCCGCACGGCTGACGTATCAGATCCCCGCTTCGACCTATACGCCGGATTGGATATCGCCAGATGGCCGGACAATAATTGAGTCGAAAGGGCGCTTCAGCGAGGAGGATCGTCGGAAAATGCGGCTCATCCGTCAGCAGTTCCCGCACCTCCGCATCATCATGATTTTTCAGAACCCTAGGACGCGGATCAGCAAGCGCAGCAAGACGACATACGAGGAGTACGCCAGGAAGATCGGCATCGAGGTCATGACGCTCGGAGAGGTCGCCATACTGCTCGGCTAAATTATCGTGGCCGGGCAATACTGCCGACACAGGCCGCAATCATGCGGCGCCCGGCCTTCCATCATCTGGCCGAGACCTATGCCCTACCCCCGCAAACCCACTGCACTGAAGAAGCTGGAAGGCACCGCGCGCAAGGACAGGGTCCTTCCGAACGAGCCGATGCCCGACCGCCTGGTCGCTGACGCTCCGCGCCACCTCAGCAAGCGCGCCAAGCGGGTCTGGCCCGACTTCGTCACCCTGCTGAACGGGATGGGTGTGCTGACGGTCGCTGACGCCTATGCGCTCGAAGCGGTGGTGGAGTGCTACGCGGAACTCGCTGATGCCCGTGCGGCGCTGCGGAAGCGCGGATCGACCACCTATGAAGCGAACGGCTTGTGGAAGAGCTACCCAGAAGTTCAAATCGTGGCCGACGCTGACAGGCGTTTGAAAGCGTGGCTGACGGAGTTCGGCTGCACGCCCGCGGCGCGGACGAAAGTCTCTGCATCGACGGAGAAGGACGACAAAAACCCCTTCGAGGAGCTATAATCGGGGATGAAATCATCCATGTTCGACGCGGCCGTCATGGCCTTGCCACCGCTTCGCCTACCATGTGCAGCCCGCCACGCATCCCGTCCCCCTGCCCTTCTGCTGGTGCGGCACTGGCTAGGCCAGAATGCCACCGGGGCCTGGTCTATCATCTACGATGCGCCCGGCCGCGCGGTGACGAAGGTCATGTTCGAGCTAGCGGAGGACCGGGTCCGGTATAGCGCGAGGTGGGGGGCCAAGGCATCGCCGCCCGGCGACTAAATTATGGGTGTTCACTGATTTCCCGCATGTCGCAGAGGGCGTCGGCTATGCCCGAGACGTGGTCGCTGATGCGATCCCCGCCCCCAAATACGTCAAGCTCGCGTGCCAGCGTTTCCTCGATGACCTGACGGCCGCGGAAGATCCCGCCTCACCGTGGCAGTTCCGACCCGATCTGGCCGAGAAGCCGATGCGCTTCGCCAGCCTGCTCGAAAATATTAAAGGCCCGCAGGCGGGGAAGCCGCTCTCCCTCCTCCCCTGGCAGAAGTTCGTCTTCGCCAACATCTTTGGATGGGTCGAGCGCGGCACGGAGACGCGCCGCTTTCGATCAGCGACCGTCTGGGTACCTAGGGGCAACGGTAAGACGACCGTCGCCGCACCTATCGCGCTCTATCTCACATTCGTGGAAGGTGAAGGCGGCGCTGAAGGCTATGCAGCGGCGGTCACCCGCGACCAGGCGAAAATCCTGTTCGATACCGCGAAAAACATGGTCAGCAGGTCGACCAAATTCCGCGCCGCTTACGGCGTTGAGGTCGGCGCGCATGCCATTTACCAGACCCGAAGCGCCAGCAAGCTCCTGGCGGTCTCCTCTGATGCGAAGGCGCTCGATGGCTTGAACGTGCAGGTCGCCATCCTGGACGAGATCGGCAGCCATAAGACCCCAGAGGTCTACGACGTCATGCTGACGGCCACAGGCAAGCGGCGCCATCCCCTTCTGCTGTCGATCAGCACCGCCACAGGGAACCTCGCGGGTATTGGGAAGTCCCTGCACGACTATGCGGCTCGTGTCCTTGAAGGAAAGCAGGCCGATGAGCGCCTATTCGCGGTTATCTGGGCCGCTGACGCCGAAGATGACATCTGGAACCCGGCGACATGGCGGAAGGTGAATCCATCCTGGGGTTTGGCGGTGCAGCCGGACGCCATCGAGGGCATCGCAAAGCAAGCCAGGAACAACCCCAGCCAAGAATCCGCCTTCAAAACGAGGCATTTGAACATCTGGGTAGGCGCCGACGATGCCCTCTTCAGCACCTCCGCCTTCAACGCATGCGCGCGCAAGATAACAATCTCCGACTTTGAGGGCAGAGAGGCGCATATCGGCTGCGATCTATCGAGCAAGATCGATTTGACGGCCATCTCCCTCTGCATCCCGGAGCGGCAGCCGGACGGATCTCTGCACTACACTGTGTTTTGCCGCTCATACAACAATCGAGCGTCGGTAGACGAGGCTCGGAATGCCGCCTACCCGAACTGGGAGGCTGAGAAGCGTCTGATCGTCACTGACGGGAATACAACGGATTTCGGCACCATTGAGGCCGACATCCTGGATCTCTGCCGCAGGTTCAAAGTCCTTTCGGTCGCCTACGATCCCTGGAACGCGACGCAGCTAGCACAGCGCCTTGCCGCGGAGGGTGTGCCGGTGGTCGAATATCGGCAGAACACCGGTACACTGTCGGAACCCACCAAAGAGTTCGATGCCGCGATGCGGAGTGGCCGCCTGCACCACGATGGAGATCCCATCCTCGGCTGGTGCATCAGTAACGTGGTCGGGCAATACGACGCCCGCGCCAATGTCTACCCAAAGAAGCCACGGAATGAGCAGAAGATCGACACCGCGCTAGCGACCATCATGTCGGTAGGACGCGCGATGCTGGCCGAACCGGAGGAAGAGTCGCCGTACGAGCACCGCGGTCTCGTGCTTCTCTGACGTAGCTAAATAACGTCGAAATGTCGAAGAAGAAGCGGTCGAAATCCGCCTCCCCTGCTGACGTCGGCTTTGCCAGCGATGCCGGAACCCTGCGGTTTCTCGGCGGCCTCGGCATCGATGGAGGCTATAGCAACACAGGCATCCCGGTCACGCCGCGTTCCGCGCTGACGGCTGCGCCTGTGATGCTCGCCGTGCGGGCGCTATCCGACGATATCGGGAAAATGCCGCTCCTGGTTGAGCGGCGCCAAGCCAAGGGCGGCTGGGTCACGGATGCCGATCATCCGCTGAATGCCGTCCTGGCGCGGCCTAATCGTTGGCACACCGAGTTCAGTTTCAAAGCCTACGCGGTCACCAGCTACGCCATGCGGGGCAACAGCTTCACCGTCGTCCTCAGAGACGGCCGCGGCCGGGTCCGTGCCCTGGTGCCGGTCTCCCCTGACCAAGTGCAGGTGCAGGTAAGCCAGCGCGGGGTGATCGTCTATCAGATCACCCATCCGTTGATCATGAAGGGTGAAAGCATCTGGGTCGAAGCCTCAGACGTCATGCACACCTTCGGCGTCTCGCTCAATGGCTACACGGGCGTCTCGCCCATCAGCGTCGCTGCCGAGAGCATCGGCGTCACCCTGGCGACGCAGCAGCACGGTGCCCGTCTGTTCTCGCAGGGCGCACGGCCGGGTGGCATTCTGTCGACTGACCAGAAGCTATCCGACATCGCTATCACGAATATCAGCAAGTCGTGGAAAGAGGCGCAGGGCGGGTTGAATGGTGCGCATCGCACCGCCGTCCTTGAAGCCGGGATGAAATATCAGCCCGTCTCCATGAGCAACGACGACGCGCAGTTCCTAGAGACCAGGCAGTTCCAGATTCCCGAGATCGCGCGCTGGTTCCGCGTGCCGCCGAGCAAGCTTTTCGACTTCTCTGAGGGGCACTACGACAATGTCGAGAGCCAGGAGCGCGCGTACATCAACGACGCCCTGATGCCGATCACGACCAGATTCGAGCAGGAATGGGCTGCGAAGCTCCTATCCCCGGCCGAGCAGGGCCAGGTCCGCATCCGCTTCGACTACGACGCGCTCGTGCGGGCCAACCAGGTCGATCGGTACAATGCGTACCAGGTCGGCCTGAACAACGGCATCTTGAACCGCAACGAAGTTCGTGCGGCCGAGGGCATGACGCCCGTGCCGGGCGGTGACGAGTACCGGGTGAGCGTGCAGAGCCTCCCGCTCGACGCAAATGGCCAGCTTCAACAGCCGAATCCGTCGTCCAGCAATCCCGCCGCCGACGCCGCGGAGGACGACGCAGCATGAACATCGACATCACCCACTTCAAGGCTCTGGCGGCAGACGGCCGCTCCATGACTGACATCGTGGTCCGTAGCGGTCCTCTCCCCTCCCCTGCCGAAGTGCTGGGTGATCGCACCGCGCGCTTCACCATCTCGACCGAACGGGAAGACCGTGATGGCGATACCATCTCGGTCAAGGGGTGGCAGACACAGGACTTCGAGCGCAACCCGGTCGTCCTTTGGGGCCATGACCAGGGCAGCCTGCCGATTGGCCGGGTCACGCAGATCGGCGTTGAAGGCCGATCGCTGAAGGCCACGGTGGAGTTCGTCCCCGCAGACGTGCCGATTGCAGGCCAGATGGCCGAAGCGGTCTTCCGCATGGTGCAGAGCGGCTTCCTGCACGCGACAAGCGTGGGCTTCAAGCCGCGCGAGTGGGATCTGTCGGATCGCAAGGGCGGCAGCGTCGATTTCAAGCGCCAGGAATTGCTTGAACTCTCGATCGTATCCGTCCCTTCGAATGCCGATTGCATTGCTGAACCGGCGCGCAAGTCGGTCGAAGCGATCGAAGATAAATCAGATTCGAATGCCGTGACCTCTCCGGAGGCCGCGGAAGGCCAAGTGGCGAAAGCCGCTGCGGCCAAAGCCCGCCGCGCCCGCGCGCTGCGGCTGATCATGCTGGGGAATTAGCCCCGGCACACCACCGCAACGCGCGTCAGCGATGCCGCGCGCAATAACAATAAGAAACAGGTAACCCGATGAACATTGAAGACCTGAAGATTAAGCGCAAGGCGTACGCTGCGGAGATGGCGGCGCTGGTCGCCAAGGAGAACGCCCTCCCCGATGGTGAGGTGCTGGACGAGGCCGATGCGGCCGAGTTCGAGGTCACCGCGAAGAAGATCGACGCCCTAGAGGCCCGCATTAAGCGTGCCGAGGCCGCTGCCCGCGCCGACATCGTCGCTGCGGCGGAGAAGGCCGCGACGGTCGATGCGTTCGACGCCGACGAGGAAGACTTCGCTCCCCGGACGGCCATGAAGGCCATGACCTCCACCATCTATGCCTCCGACCCGGCCGAGAAGATCGAGAAGGGCTTGCAGGCGGCTCGCTTCGTCATTGGTGCCGCTATTGCGCGGAAGTCCGGTCCCCGTGCCGCCGCTCAGTTCGTGTCGCAGACCTGGCGTGATGAGACCGTTGCCAAGGCACTGTCCCAGACGGGCGGTTCTTCGGTCGGTGGCGTCCTCATCCCGGTGAAGTTTCAGCCGGACCTTATCGAACTGCTGCGCGCTCGTGTCGCCGTTCGTGCCTCGAACCCGATGTCGATCGACATGCCCGAGGGCAACCTGACGCTGCCGCGTCTCGCTGGTGCGGCGACGGCTGGCTGGGGTACTGAAGTCGCGTCGATCAGCACCTCGAACCCGACCTTCAACAGCGTGGTTCTGTCGGCTAAGAAGCTAACCGCAATGGTGGCGATTTCGAATGACCTGATCCGCCGCAGCCCGGTGAGTGCCGACACCGTGGTGCGTGACGACCTCATCGAGGTGGTTGCGCGCACAGAGGATCTGGCGTTCCTGCGTGGCCCTGGTACTGGCAATGCGCCGACCGGCCTGTCCGTGCAGAGCGGGATCAGCACGCTGACGGCTGCTGGCGTGACGCTGGCAAACGTCATCGCGTTCCTCAACGGCATGGTGCTGAAGTTGCAGAATGCGAACTCCCGCATGTTGCGTCCGGGCTGGATCATGAATCCGCACGTCAAGGCGTTTATCGCCAGCCAGCGCGATGGCGTCGGTTCGTTCGTGTTCAAGCAGGAACTCGACGCCGGGACGCTGCTCGGCTTCCCGGTTCGTACCACGACCGCGATCCCGAACAACCTGACGAGCGCTGGCGGCACCGCCGGCAGCGAAGTCTACCTCGCCGACTTCGCCGACGTGATCGTAGCCGACGCGATGCAGCTTTCGATTGAAGCTTCGTCTGAGGCTGTGGTTGATGGCACCAGCCTGTTCCAGACGGATCAGATGGCTATCCGCGCGATCAAGGAGGTCGACATCGCCCTCCGTCATCCGGAGAGCGTCTGCCTCGGCCTCTGCGACAGCTACAAGCTGTACTGATCGCCGTGATCGTCACCTTCACCAAAGGGTGGCAGTCCTACAACGCCGGGGAGGATGCCTCCTTCCCGGCGGAAGTCAGCGAACTGCTCGTGCAGACCGGCGTCGCGGTGCTGAAGTACCCGAACGATCCGGCCGTCAAAAAGACCAAGCCTGCAAAGGGCACGATCGAGAAGTGAGCCGATGAGCCTATCCCTCCGCACCGTTACTCCTGCCGCGGCCCTGCCGGTTTCGATCGACACCCTGCGGGCGCACCTTCGGGTCGACAGCCTAGTGGATGACGACGTCATCGCCATCTACGGCCAAGCTGCGACCGAGTGGGTGGAGAGCATCTGCGGACGGGCGCTCATCTCGCAAACCATCTGCGCCACGTTGGCGCCGGACAATCCCCAGACCGTCACACCGATGGTTTGGGGACCGGGTCCCATCCTGCCGCTTTGGTCCCTGCCCTTGCTGCCATCGCGCTACCTGGAACTCCCGCGTGCACCGCTTCAGAGCGTCTCTGACGTCAGGTATGTGCCGCGTGACGGTACCGAGGTCACCTTGACGTCCGGGACCGACTACCTGGTCAGCACAGCGGCGGAACCTGGTCGCGTCATGCTGGCCACCAGCCTGCCGCCGTCGATGCAGAGGTTCTCCATCACCTACGTGGCCGGTTACGGCAGTGAGCCGGCAGCAGTGCCGGCGGCGATCCGCAACGCCATCCTACTGCTAACCGCCTTCCTCTATGAGCAGCGCGGGGATGCCGGAGGGGAGATGCCGCGGGCGGCAGAGATGCTGCTGGCGCCGTTCCGCCTGGTAAGCTTCGGACGTAGCTATGGCGTTTCGTAACCCGAAGATTGGCGACCTCCGCTGGCAGGTCGACCTTGCGACGCGCCAGCACACGAACGGGTACGATGATAACGGCCTCGATGTCCGGTATCTCGATCGCCGTACCGTCAGAGCCGCCATCGAGCCTCTCGGCACTGCCGCGTACCTCGCCGGCCAGCAAATCGACCTCGGCCGCATCACCCACCGCGTCACCGTCCGTTGGCAGCCGGACCTCTCCATCTACACCTGCATCTTGCGCGAAACGATCCTGCCGGATGGTACCACGCGGGAGGACGTTTACCGTGTCCATCGTGTTGCAGAAGTGGCCGGAAGGACACGCTTTGCGGTCCTGGATTGCGAGCTAGAAGCCCGCGACCGCGGCTGATCGCGGGATCGCGATTTTCAGTAGAGTCGTTGCTTAGCTGGCCGCTATGGTCCATCCATGCGCCTCACCCCTGCCATCCGCCAGTATCATGATCGCATCGTGGCCCGCCTGAAGGCGGTCGACGCGAAGGAACCCCCTGTCCGCTATGTCGCCGTCCTCGACATCGCCGTCGAGGAGTTGCAGGCGTTGGAGGAGAGGGAAGCCACAGACGACGATTACACCGACCATAGCGAGATCATCGAGTTCCTGACGGCGGACCATATCGGTCTGACGGACGATGAGTGGGAGGAACTCTGCTGCACTCCTGACGACCCGGAGCTACGGTCGCAACTGATCGAGAAGTATTGCCCTAAATAAGGGATGCTTCGCCTTCAGCTTTCCGTCTCGTCCTACCAGCTAGCCTACAACAGAAAAAACCTGACGGCGGCTCTCAGGGCCGCCGGACGGATCGTGGCCGCAAAGGCCCGCAGTTTGATCCTCAGTGCCCCTAAGCCGTCTGTGGCTGGCGGACCCCCGGCGAACCGGACGGGGCTCCTGGCGCGCTCCCTGCTCGTCCGTGCCCGTGGGTCAACCGCCCGCATCATCGATGCAGCGCAATCGAACGATGCTTTCTACGCGCGATTCCTAGAGACCGGCGCGACCTCTGGCGGCGGCAGGGGCTTCACCCGCACCCGCGTCGCTGGCCGTGCCAGGCGGAAGGTGACGGGGAAATACACCACCCAGCGCAACATGGCCCCTCGCCCGTTCCTCACCGCGGCGCTCGAAGCCTCACAGGCCGAGATCGTCCGCCGGGTAGGCGAAGGCGTGGGTGAGGCGATCACCGGGGTCCAGGCATGAACATCCCGGCCATCATCCAGCAGCTACGCACATACTGCCCGACGCTGAAGGTCGTTGGCGGCGCAGCCGACTATGAACGCGCTAGCCGCGACACCTTCGGCCAGGTCCCCGCCGCATACGTGATCCCTCGCGCTGACGATGCCTCGCCAAATGAGGACCAGACGCAGCTTCAGCAGCGTGTGCTGGAAAGCTTTGGCGTCATCCTTGTGCTCGACAATACGCCCGATCGCCGCGGACAGACCTCTACGACATCGGTCGAAAGCATGAAGTACGAGGTGCATGGCGCTTTGCTGAACTGGCGCATGGACCCGACCCGAACCGCGCGCGGCCTCTGGTATGACGGTGGACACATGGTCGACCTCGATGGCGCGAGATTGTTCTGGGAGATGGTCTACACCTCGGAGATTTTCATCACCGAGGCGGATGGCTTCCAGCCCGATGGAGATCCGTTGCTGCACATTGAAGGTCATACCCCGGACGACATCTGCAATTTCGATACTGCGCTACCGCAGAGCTAAGGTGGCCTCTCGCTAAATACGGGCATGCAAGTGAAGCCCGCCGCCGGTCTCCTGGTGATTGATCCCGAGACCGGCATGCCTCTGTCCGCGGATGGGGCAGATGTCGAGATGACAGAATACTGGCAGCGCCGTCTAGCTGACGGCGATGTCGTGACCGCAGTGCCCGAACCCGCGCCTGCCGGCGCCATCAACAAAAAGACTTCGTAAAGGAGCGCGCCGCAAATGGCTGCAATTGGATTCCAGAACTTCCCGATCAACACAAACCTAGCGCCGGGCGTTTACTTTGACGTCGACGCGACAAACGCCAACGCTGGAACGGCTCCGCAGCGCACCCTGGTCATTGGCCAGATGCTCGCCAGCGTCACGGCGACGGCTGGTGTCCCGTTCCTGGTGACCAGCTACGCCGCGGCCCGCACGGCTGGCGGTGCAGGCTCGATGCTTTCGCTGATGCTACAGCAGTATCGCAAGAGCGATCCGACCGGCGAAGTCTGGTGCTTGCCCGTGAGCGACAACGGCTCCGGCACGAATGCCTCGATCGCGGTGACGATCTCCGGCACGAGCACCGCGGCTGGTACGCTGAACCTCTACGTCTGTGGCACGAACGTGCAGGTCGGTGTTGCCTCTGGTGCGACCGCTGCAACTGTCGCCACCGCGACCGCCGCGGCCATCAATGCACTGATCGACCTGCCCGTCACCGCTGCTGCATCGACTGGCACAGTGACGATTACTGCCCGGCATAAGGGCATTGTTGCGGGTGACATCGATGCGCGCATCAACTTCAGCGGCACTCCGGCGGGCGAGAGCACACCGGCTGGCCTGACGGTCTCTGTGGGTTCCCTGTCCGCTGGCACGGGTGAGCCGACGCTAAGCTTCGCCAACCTGGGCGATACCGTCTACGACTACATCATCACCCCGTACGGCGACAGCACCTCGCTGGCCGCGACCACTGCGCTACTCAACGATGTCTCGGGCCGCTGGTCCTGGCAGACCAAGCTGTACGGCCACTGCTTTGGCGCAAAGAAGGGCACGTCTTCGGCACTGACGACCTTCATCGCGTCGTACAATGACCAGCACCTCAGCCTTCTCGGCATCAACGATACGCCCGTCCCGGTCTACCTTGTGGCGGCCGACTACGGCGCGGTTTGCGCGAACTCGCTTCGGGTCGATCCCGCGACCCCGCTTCAGAACGTGGTCATGAACATTCCCGCACCGCCGCGTGCCTCTCGATTCCTCCTGAGCGAGCGCAACACGCTGTATGGCGTGGGTATGGGCGCGACGCGGGCGAACGATGCGGGCCAGGTGATCCTCGATCGCAGCGTCACGACCTACACGACGAACGCCGCGGGCGCGAAGGATACCTCTTACCGCGACACAGAGACGCTGGCCACCTTGCAGTTCTGCATCCGCAGCCTGGACAGCATGCTCGGCACCAAGTTTGCGCGGAAGAAGTTGCTCGCGGACGGGACGCAGGTCCCCGGCGGCAGCAATTTCGTCACGGCGCAGTCGGTGAAGGCGGAGATCATCGCCTGGTATCGCGCCCGCGCCCTCGAAGGTGTGGTGCAGAACCCCGACACATTTGCGCGGAACGTACAGGCGCAGAACATCGGCCAGGGCCGCGTCGCCGTCATGCTGCCCATCGATGTCGCCAACCAACTTCGAGTCCTGGGTATCTCGGTACAGTTCATCAAAAGCTGAACGACCGCCTAACCGCCAGATAAGAAAGAAAAGCAAGAATGGCAGTGAGCAATACACGGCGCGTCGCAGGCGTTGCCTCTTTCACCATCGACGGCAGCCCATACATGCTTGTCGATGGCTTCGTTTGGTCCCCGTCGACGGTCTCGCGGGAGACCAGCCTTGGCCTCGATGGCCTTCATGGCTTCAAGGAGATGCCCGTCGCTGGCTGGATCGAAGCCAACATCCGCGATTCGGGCGTCCGCGTGGAGGACTTCAACGCGATGACGTCTTCGACGGTGGTCGGCACGATGGCGAATGGTAAGCAGGTGATCATGAGCCTCGGCTGGTGCACGTCTGCCCTTGAGGTTGACGGCACAGAGGGTACCGTCAAGGTGCGCTTCGAGGGACCGGACGTCACTGAGGTCTTCTCGTGAGCATTGAGATTGAAGCTCCGGCGGCGGAACCGCTGCCGGAGTTGATCCTCACTCTGGACGAGCCGATCGAGTTTGGTGGTAAGTCCTGGTCAGAGATTGTCCTCCGTGAGCCGAAGGTGCGCGAGATCGCGGCTGCATTCAAGGTGCTGGGCGGCAACCCGACACCGGAGTCCATGGTGCGGTTTCAGAACACGCTGGTGGCGTCGGTCTCTGGTGTTCATGAGCGCGGCATCGAGCAAATGCCGATCAGGCTGTTCCAGCAAGCCGTGGAGTATCTACAGAGTTTTTTGTCCGGCTCCCTCCTAGGTGGCGGGATCTGATTGCGGACTTGACGGTCTTCTACCACTGGCCCGCATCAGGGCCGGGATCAGCCGCGGAACTAACCGGCAGTGAACTTGCGGAGTGGCGCGACCAAGCGATCCGAATTAATAAAGAGCGCAGCGGCGCCGAGGAGTAACTGACATGGCGGCTGCGAAGACAGGCGGATTTGTTGTACGGATCACCGCGCAGGACAATGCCTCGCGGCAGATCGACCTGATCAACCGCCGCCTAGCTGCCATGCGTGCCCCTGTGGAGCGCCTACAGCGCAGCCTTGCGACATTCTACAACCTCTCCGGCCTGAACGGCCTCGCGCAGGGCTTCCAGAGGCTTGGCGGCTACATTGCATCCACAGTCGGTGCGCTCAGTCGCTTCTCCCCTGCCCTCGGTGCCATTCTGGGCGCTGGGACGTTGGCCGGTATGGCCCGGCTGGTGACGCGCTTCTCGGACTTCGGCACCGAACTCGGCAATACCTCAGAGAGGCTTGGTACGTCGGCGGAGACGCTGCACGGCTTCCAAAACGCGGCGCGGCTCGCCGGCAGCGATGCGGGATCGCTGACGGCCGGGATGGAGACGCTTGGCGAGACCATGCAGGACGCGCTAGCGGGTCGCAATCCCGCCGCACTGCGCATGTTCAACGCGCTTGGCATCGGCATCAGGAAATCCGCGTTCGAAGCCCGCGGCGGTGCAGAGGCGTTTTCGGAGGTGGCCGATAAAGTCGCCAAGCTGAACGGGAACCCGGTCATCCAGGCGCAGTTTGCCCGCACCCTATTCGGCGGTGCCGCCGATACCCTCTTGCCGTTCCTCCGGCAGGGCAAGGCCGGGATCGAGGAGTTGCGCAAAGAGGCCGAGCGGTATGGGCTCCTGACGGCGCAGAACACCAAGGTTGCAGATGAATTCCGCCGCTCGCAGACCCGCGTCGCCATGGCCTTCGAGGGTCTGGGCAATGCCATCTCGAACAGCGTCGCTCCTGTCCTCGCGCCACTTCTCAATCAATTCGCCGACCTGGTTGCGGAAAATCGCAAGTGGATCGGGCTGAAGACGGCCGAGTACGTCAAAGAGATCGGGGAATGGCTGAAGACCATCAAATGGGCCGACGTCGCCGAAGCGGCAAAGGGGTTCTGGGACGGTCTCAAAGGGATGGCGCACAGCCTCGAAACCGTCGTCAAAACCACGCAGGAAATCATTCGGCTTTGGACCGGATCGAAGGTTGCGAATGTCATTAGCTCCATTTTCAGCGCTGCTGCGGCGGTCGATGATGCGGTGCTCGGTACCCTTGAGAACGCATCCAAGGCCGATAACGGAGAGAGGGAACAGGCCGGTAAGCCACGCCGGACCCTGACGGAATATCTGAGTGAGAAGTTCCCAGGGCTGTTCCCCGGCCCGGCACCGAGCGGTGACCGGCTGGTCAGGGAGAATGCCATCTACGACGGCCTCAGGAAGCGTGGACTCGGGCCTGAGGAAGCGGCTGGCGTCACCGCCAACATCATGCGGGAAAGCGGCGGTCGCCCCGATACCGTAAACCGGGAAGGCGGTGGCGTGGGTGCGCACGGGCTGTACCAGGGCCGCGCTGATCGCGCCTATCTCCCAGATGGCCGCCTCCTCTCGCAAGGAACGACGGACGAGCAGCTAGACGCCTTCATGGCCGATCGGCAGCGTCAGCGCGAGGCGATGAACAAGGCAGGAATTGGCGGCTACGGGCCGGGGTCCGCGAATGCCTTCGGCTACCAGTACAGCGCCGGGTTCGAACGCCATGGCAATGCCGCGGAGGACGCCGCACGGGCCGCGGAGGCCGCGCGCGTTCTCAGGCGCCAGATGCAACGCGGCCTGGAAGCAAAGCCCGCGACTGCCGCACCAGCCGCGCCTACGATCTCCCCCGCACCGGCCGCCGGGACACCAGGTCCGCAGAGCAGCAACGTGACAGGATCGGCCACGCTGAATATCCAGTTCGCCAACGCGCCGAAAGGTATGCAGGTCAGCGGGACATCGTCGGGCTTCCTCTCGGAACTCAACATCGGCTCGGGCCTGCCGGGGTACGCGGCGGCATGAAGCAAAGAAATTTGCCTTTCCCCTAAACACCCGCCGTTCAATCCAATGGCGACCGTAATACAACCTTTGATGTCTAATTCATCATTGTAATTCCCCGACACGAGATGCATTTTTAAGTGCGACGCAAATGATGACTTCCTGATTAGGGGAGGCTTTGTATGGAACACCTACATCTCATCATTGCAGAGATCGCCGCAGCCTTAGCTTCATTGGCTAGTTTATTGCGTGAAATACGGCTGATGCGTTCAACTCGACTGCGAGGTAAGCGATGGTCAACCCCTAAATAGGTATATGACCTATCGCCCGGCCTGGATGGCCGATCTTCAGCCCGCGACATGGCGCGGCTTGCCATTCGTTGTCGAAGCGATCCGCAGCACCAGCGGGCGGCAAACCGCGGTGCATTTGTACCCCATGCGCGATCTGCCATGGGTCGAAGACCTCGGCCTCGGCCCGCAGGAATTCACCGTCTATGGCTATCTGTGGGGCGATGACGTCAGCCAGCAATATGCGGATTTTGGGTACGCCTGCCATCAGCCCGGCCACGGCGAGTTCGTGCACCCGCGTCTCGGATCGATGACAGTCTCGCTGACGACATCCTCGTTCGTTGAAGCGGTGCGCGAGGGCGGGAACGTGGTCAAAATGACCCTGGTGTTCCTCGTCACCCAGACGGAAAGCAGCATCACCCTCTGGCCGGTCTCGCAGGTGAATACCGCCTCGGGCATCGTCAGCGCCGCAGCGGATGGCAGGCTCGCATCAGTGGGGAGTTTCCTCTCGACCGTAGGCGATGCCGTACGGAGCGGGCAGGCAGCGGTGAAGAGCGTGGCCACGGAGGCCATGGGCTATGTCGGAGACGCGAAAGCGCTGGTGAGCGATGCCAGCCGCGCGGTCAACAGCGTCGCGGGCGTCGGGAAGATGCTCGGCATCCCCGGCCTCGATTTCTCCCGCTACCTCTCGCCGTTGAACAAGGTCACGAGCACGCTGACGAGCGTCCAGAGCAGCGTCTCGACCGTCAACCGGGTGAACAACGCTTCGATCACGCTCCTGGCGAACGCCGGCAAAGCGCAGGCGAGCGTCGTGTCCGCGGCTGATCGGGTTACCGGATGGGTGAATAAGCTATGACGACTGCCGATACCCTGAACGGGCTGGCGACCTCGATTACCGACCTGGCAGAGACGCTGCGGCTCGGCACGCCCGATCCCGCGGATCAGATCCGGCTCCTCTCCGAACTGGCGCGCTATGGCCGATCACCCGACGTCACCACCGATCCTGTAGGGATCATCGGCTATCGCGCCGCGGGGGCTTCGAACGTCTGGGCATCGTGCACCAGGTCGACCAGCGGCAGTTTTATCGATGGCGCGGGCGTCTTCCGTCTGCTGCCGGCTAACCGCGTCCGCCCCTTGTACGCCGGTCCCTACTGCATCGGCTACTTGAACGAGACGGCGTCGAGCAACCTACAGGTCTACTCGACCAGCATCGTCCCTGGCACCGGCTATAGCACTGGCAGCAACACCGTCGATGGCGGCGCCGTCCTGGCGCCGGACGGTTCCTTGACGGCCCGGCGTATCGTCAGTGGTGCTGGCGGGCCGGGCAACGTCTACCTCTCCCGCGGCAGCCGCGTGACGGTCTCGCCCTCCACGACCTACACGGTGTCGTGCTACTACCGCGCGGCGGTGGGAACTCCGAACACCGGCCTGACGGTCGATGAGGTGACGGCAGGGAATGTGACGACCCGTACGGGCACGCGGAACCTTGGCGCCGCCGGGGTGAACCGCAATGGCTGGACGCGGGTCAGCCGAACCTTCACGACCCGCAGCGATACCGCGCAGTTGCAGGTCTATTACGCCGACAATCATCAGCCTGGGACCGCCGTCGACGTCTGGGGGACGCAGATCGAGCCGGATGGCCTATCGTCCCTCATTCCGACAACCTCCGCCACCGTTTCGCGCGCCGCGGACAATGTCTCGCCGTCGGCCGTCTCTGCCCCGCTGCTGGTGAATGCCGCCCAGAGCCGCGCCGCTGACGGCATGGCCGCATTGTGCCGTAGGGCTGCGCTGTGCAGCCTCGCCCTTGCCTGTGCGGACTACTACCCTCCCTCGGCCACAGAGGCTCAGAGGACGCTTGCAGCCGTCCTGGCGCTGTACGATGCGGAGATCCTCTCCTCGGCCGATGCCGGGGACGATGCCGCTTATTCAGCGCTGCGGGCGATGCGTACCGCCGTCAGCCGCGACCTAACCGAACGGGCGATCAATCTCCCGGAAATCGTGCACGTCAGCCGGGCGGTCTCGCAACCGTCTCTCGTGCAGGCGTATCGCATGTACGGCGACGCCGGGCGGGAAGCGGAACTGACCCGCCGGGTCGACCCCCCGCACCCTTTATTCTTCCCAAAAGAGTTCGACGCGCTGTCGTCATAAATTAAAGCATGGCGCTTTCCAAAACCTATCAGCCGATTGCAAACGATGCATCGACCGCGCGTACGCCGGCTAGCGACGAACTCCGGATCATCAATCGGACAGAGAACGCGGTTCTGACAGGCTGGCAGGCGGTCCGCATCAGCCGCGGCATCGAGCGCATGCCGAGTGATTTCGAGGTCTCGCTGACGCAGAAGGTCCCGGACCGATTCTGGTGTCCGCTCAAAGCCGGGGACGAGATCCAGGTCTCGATCGGCAGCGACGTCGTCCTGACCGGCTACGTCGACCGGATGTCCGTCAGCCTTTCGTCAGACACCCACCAGGTAGCGATCGCGGGACGGTCCAAAACCTGCGACCTCATCGATGCGTCCGCGGAGATCCGGGACTGGCGCGGCTATCGCCAGGGCGACACCCTGATGAGTCTCGCGGAGGAACTCGCCCGGCCCTACGGGATCGAAGTTCGCAGCAACCTCCCGGCGGGCGCCATGCCGACCTTCCCGACGTTCACCGCAAATCTGGGCGAATCCGCCTATGAAATCCTAGAGCGTGTGGCCCGGTACTGCGGCGTCCTGGTGACCGATGATGTCGACGGCGCACTATTGCTAACCCGCATTCAAGAGGTGACCCTGCCGGATGTCGTCACCATCAACGGCCAGTTGGCAGAGGGCAATCTGAAGTCGGCCGGTATCCGCGTCGGTGTTCAGCAGGGTATCAACGTCCAGCGCGCGGTACGGCATGTCTCGGTGAGTAGCCGCTTCAGCCGCTATACGGTCTTCCCCCAGTCGGTGGAGACGCAGCGCGACCAGACCGCCGCACTGGGCGTGACGATCCCGGACGCCTTCTGCGAAGACGAGTACCTCGGCCGCAATCGCCAACTCTATATTATTTCAGAGCAGTATGATTTGGGCCAGAGCCTTGCCCAGCGCCGCGCCATCTGGGAGTGCAATCGCCGCGCTGGTCGCGGGCAAGCAACGCTTGCCACCGTCGATAGCTGGCGGGATCGAGACGGCAAACTCTGGGAGCCGGGTTCGTTTGTCTACACCTATATCGAGGCCGTCGACCAATCGGGTTACCCTCTGGTCGTGGCCGACGTGACCTTTACCCGCGATGTCGAGACAGGCACGACCGCGACGCTGACCCTGATGGAACCCGCGGCCTTCGCCATCGCGCCAATGTCCCTGGCGCCAACGACCTGGGATCAGACCCAGGCGTTGCAGGAGGCCGGTGCAATTACCCAGCCGGTCGCCGGGGGGCATCACTGATGTCCTTCGACCTTCAGCGGATCTTCCGCCGCATCCAGCACGTCGTACGCCCTGCCCGTCTGGCCGCACCATCGCAGGAAGCTGGTGTGATCCAGCGCATCCAGCCGGCCTTCAACAGCATGGAACTGCACGAGACGAACTCGATGCAGCACTTCGGCTTCGCCTCCGGCCTGCCGGCAGGGACGGATGTCATGATCGTCAACGTCTCCGGAGATAACGCGAACGGCGTGGCGATCGCATCGAACAACCAGAGCCTACGACCGAAGGGCATCGCTGCCGGCGAGTGCAGGATCTACAATGCCGCGGGCGATTACGTGCATGTTGCGGCCGGCCAGATCACCATCGTGGCCGCTACGAAGGTCGTGGTGACCTCCCCAGAGGTGACGATGAGCGGCAAACTTACGGTAACGGGCGACATCACCAGCACGGGCGGCGACGTGGTCGCAGGGACCATCAGCTTGAAGACTCATGTGCATCAGCAGGTCACTGTCGGGACCGGGCTTTCGGGCGTGCCGAAGCCATGACCGACGTCGAAACTTTCCCCACATTCTTCACCCGCCAGGGCTTCGAGCAGTGGGGGTATGCAGGAATGAGGCGTGAGGCCGAACTGGTGATCACACGGTTTCGGCGGGACAACCCAGATGCAGAGATTGTCGAGATCGATTACGACATGCGCCGGTTTCTCGGCAAGGGCATTGAGGTCTTCGGCGGAGTGATCATCACATACCGGCGGCCCTCTAAATAGCCGATGGATATCGGAATCAAGTGGGATGCCGCGACCGGCATGGGAGATTGGGCTGCGACGGTTGGCGACCTCGTCACCGCTTCCTCGATCGAGAGCGCCGTATTCGTCAGCCTCTTCAGCGATCGGAGGGCACCGGATGACTACCGGCCGAACGATGGCACCAATGACCCACGCGGCTGGTGGGGATCGAGTTTTGCCGATCGCCAGCTAGGCTCCCGTCTCTGGACGCTCGACAGGGCAAAGAAGGTCGGCCAGACGCCGCTCCTCCTGCAAGCCCGCGACTACTGCAAGGAAGCGCTGGCCTGGATGATCGAGGATGGGATCGCAGCAAAAATCGACGTGCGGACCTCCTGGATCAACGCCACGGCGATCGGTATCCGGATCACCATCACAGAACCGACTGGGACGGTCCTGCATCCCTTCCAGTTCAGTTGGGCTTGGAACTGACCGACTGAGGGGGAGCGCGCGGCCTATAAATACACGCGCATGCCGTACGCCCGTTCCTCTCTCTCCGCGCTTCAAAATCAGGCCGTCACCGACGTCGCAGCAGCGCTCCCGACTGGGATGCCGCTCTTCGGGTCGGTGCTCCGCATCCTCGCAACCGCCATGGCGGGCTTGATCCACGGGACCCTGGGGTACCTCGATTGGATCGCCAAGCAGTCGGTGCCATTCACCGCCACGCAAGAGAGTTTGGAAGGTTGGGCCGCGCTGAAGGGCGTCATTCGCATCCCGGCCACGCAGGCCAGCGGCACTGCCACCTTCACCGGCACACCTGGTTATGCCTTGCCGGCAGGGACCATCCTCGTCCGTGGCGATAGCGTCCAGTATACGACCGCGGCGGATCTGACCCTGACGGGAACCAGCGGCTCGGTAGCGATCACCGCCTCGGTCGCGGGCGCGGCAGGGAATGCCGCGGTCGGTTCTGTCCTGACGCTGCAAAGCGCCGTCGCGGGGATCGTCTCCGCCGGCTCGGTCTCGACGGCGGTGGTCGGTGGTGCGGATGCCGAGAGCGATACGGCCTTCCGGACCCGCATGCTCCTCGCCTACTCAGCGCCAGCCCAGGGCGGGTCCCAGTCCGACTACGTTAACTGGACCCTGGCGGTACCCGGCGTCACCAGAGCATGGTGCCTGCCGAATGCCAGCGGCCCCGGTACAGTGACGGTCTGGGCTTGCCTCGATGCCGCCCGCGCCAGCTTCAACGGCCTGCCGCAGGGTAGCACTGGATCTGCCACGCTAGAGACCCGCAGCGCCAGTGCGACGGGCGACCAGCTTATGATCGCGGATGCCCTCTACCCGCTGCGTCCTGCAACGGCGCTCGTCACTGTAGCGGCGCCGGCTACGCAGAACGTCAACGTGACGTTGACCAGCCTCTCACCCTACAGCGCGCAAGTCGTCGCAGACATCACCACCGCGCTGAAGCAACTGTTCCTCACGATCGGCTCGCCCCTAGGGACGAAAATCTATCCCTCGGATATCGCTGATGCGATCGAGGGTGTCGTAGGAGGAGGCGGACACTTCATCCTGTCCCCCACTTCCGCGGTCACCATCGCCACCGGCTCGATTCCGGTCCTCGGCACCCTCACGGCGAGCGCCTGATCGATGCCTATTCCGTCCTTCTCCGCAGATGACATCCGCGCCGTCTTCCTGAACCTCCTACCGCGTGGCCGGGTATGGCCGCGGGGGACTTCGAGCGTCATCTCGCAAGTCGCAGGTGCCCTGACGGCAGGCGTCGTCCGGCTGACGGATCGCGCCGGGAACTTGCTGAACGAGACCCGGCCCGACACGACGCTCGAACTCCTACCCGAGTGGGAGAAGAGCCTCGGCCTGCCCGATCCCTGCTGGGGCACCAGCCCGACCCTCGATGCCCGCCGGTCGCAAGTCCTGGCGCGGTTCTGCGATGGCGGCGGCCAATCGGTGCCGCGAATCATCGCCTATGCGGCCTCGCTCGGCTATACGGTGACGGTCACGGAGTACACGGCGTCTATCGCCGGGATCGCGCGTGCGGGTGATAACCTGATGTCCGCCGCAGCGGCGCACACCTTCACCGTCAATGCGGCGCTGAACACCGTCCGCTATTTCCGCGCGGGCGTGAGCACCGCGGGCGAACCTCTAAGCAGCTTTGGCAACGACACCATGATCTGCGAGATCAACGCCATGAAGCCCGCTCACACCGTCGCGGTTTTCGCCTATACCTAAGCCGAGCATTGCCCGCCGTGTGGTAAATAGGGCATGTCTCAGGTAACCACCTTCGTCGATGGCAATCCCGGTACGGGAGTAGTCGGCACTGTCCTCGCTGCTAGCTGGTTGAACGGTATCCAGGCCGAGATCAACAATGTCCTGAGTGCGGCGGGCATCACGCCCAGCACCGGCAGCAGCACCCAGCTTCGGGATGCCATCCAGGCCCTTACCCGCATCAAACTGCAAGCGAACACGACGCTTTACGTCGCCACCACCGGCAGCGATACGACCGGCACCGGCACAAGCGGAAACCCATTCGCCACGCTGACGACGGCCTGGAATTACGCCGTGGGATCGCTGGACCTCAACGGCTACAATCTGACATTCCAGCTAGCCAATGGCACGTATGCGGCGCAGACCGTGACGGGCAACCTGCACGGATATACCGGCCAAACCATCACCGTCATCGGCAATACCTCAACGCCCGCTAGCGTCATCATCGCCGGGACGAGCGCGGTTGCCGTCAGCGCGGTGCGAGCCACGCCCTTCATCATCCGCTCGATGAAGATCACGTCGACCGGCACGGCTGGAACCTTCTCGACCGGCGGCATCGGCATCCTGTCCATGCAGGGCAGCAACGTCTCATTCGGCAACATCGAGTTCGGCGCGTGCGGTTATGCGCATCTCTATGCCTCCTCGAATGCCTCGATCGGCACCTACGCGACCACCGCGTCGAGCGTGACCTACACTGTGAGTGGCGACGCCGCCTACCACATGGTCGGCAGCGACGGCGGTGTCTGCTCGAATGCCGGCGCGGCCGTCACCCTCTCGGGCACGCGCGCCTTCACCGCCTTTGCCCTTGCCAGCTTCGGCGAGGTCTTCTCCTACAGCAATACCTATACGGGCAGCGCCACTGGCAGCCGGTATCTCGCCACGCTGGGCGGCATCATCTCGACCAATGGCGGCGGTGCATCCGCCCTGCCTGGCAATGCCGCCGGTACGACCTCGAACGGCGGGCAGTACGTCTGATGCGGATGATCTATACGCCGCAGGACTGGTATTGGGTCGTCGCCCAGGAGACCAATCGACTCTATAGCAGCCGCGCCATCGGCTACGTTCCCCTCGATGATGCCGCCTATTCAGCGTGGCGGGCACGCGGCAATGACGCGACCCACATCGTCTCTGAAGCCGAGTTGCAGGACGTCCTGGCGACGCAGTACCCGGCCGGGTGGCCCGCGGCATGAGCAGTGAGGCATATGACATTGAGGTCTGCCAGGGCGCGACATTCGCACATACCCTGACGCTGGCCGACGTCGATCCCACGACAAAGATCGAGACGCCCGTCAACCTGGCAGGCTACACGGCCCGCATGCAGGTCCGGCGGAAGCTGGGTGATGCCACTGCGATCATCACCCTGACGACGGAGAATGGGCGGATCGTCATCTCGCCCTCCACGGGCGTCATCAGCCTGACGATCTCGGCGACCGACACCGCAGCCCTTCCGATCGGCCAGGCCGTCTACGACCTGGAAATCGTCAAGGGGGCGGTGGTGACGAGGCTGCTGGCCGGGCGCTGCATCGTCTCCGGGGAGGTCACCCGCGATAGCACGTCTTCCACGACCGGCACGCCTGCGTACGACAATGGCGACACCTATGCCAATCGTTCGGCCGCGACCTCGGCCATGATCGCGCCGACGAAGACGACCATCACCCTACAGGGCTACTCGGCTCCTGGTGATGGCGGTGGTGCACGCTACAACCGCGTCTCGACCCAGCCCGCGCACCTGCTCTGCCTTCAGTCCGCCGATGGCGCATGGTGGGAGATGGTGCGGACGCCGCAGATCGATGCCCGCGTCGCCGGTATCTTCCCGGCCCGCGCCGATGCCTCCGGCTCGTACAGCACCATCACGGGCACGGCGGATTGCGCCACCGGCCTGAACAACCTGATTGATTACCTGCGGGCGCAGGACCCGTTTGGGTACGACGGCGCGGTCATTTGGTTCTGCGAGGGCGTGTGGAATTTCCGCTCTCCTGTCACGCCGCATCGCGCCACGGTCTTCCGCGCCGCAGGCAATCGCAACACTTCATGGAGCTATCGGCAGGTCGACGCGACCCTTATGCCGACCTTCATGCGCTTCCGCGCTCCCGATCTCCCCAACGGGATCAAAGGCGGCGACGCCTGCATCCTGGAAAACATCCAGTTCGGCTGCCAGGAGATCATCGCGGGTTCCTCGCCGGTCTTCGTCGTTGACCCTAATGTCGATGTCGTATGCCGCTCGTGCTCGTTCGGCCATGCAAAAGCCGATCTGATGTGGGACGTGCAGGGCAGGCTTGAACTCATCGATTGCACGGCCGGATGGGGAGCCTTCTACTCCGTCAACAGCAGCGCCGTGGCCTTCTACATCCACAACACGAATGCGCGCCTGCGGGTCCGGAACTTCATCAACGTCACCGGGTCGGGCACGGCCAACCCCGGCACCCTGTTCAAGGTCACCGCTGCACAAGAGGTTCAGATCGCCAACCTGACGGGCGGACAGATCGCCACTATGGTCGAGATTGCGCCGACGTCTGGCGAGACCGTCTTCGATGTGGCGATCACTACCCCGATCATCACGGTGACGACCAGCGATGCCATCCGGCTGAATGCCGCCGGGACGATCCGGCGCGTCTCCATCACCGAGCCGTTCATCTCGACGGCCGGGAACAACAATGTCTCTGACACCACGTCCTGCGGCATCCTTGCGACTGGCGCCGGGACGATCGCGCATCTAGAGATCAACGGCGGGTCCGTGATCACGAGCCGGGGCCACGGCATCCGGGTCGATCGCGCGCGGTACTTCCGCTCCTCCGCCTCCGTCTATGACAGCAAGAGCGGCTCGGGCCACTACATCGGCACGCAGGTGGTGTCGTTCGACATCCATGCGAAGTCGGGCTCGAACTGGTATGGCGGCAATGCCCGCTACGGCGTCGAGATCGCTTCGAACACCACCACGACCGCACTGGCGATCACGGGTGACCTGCGGGGCAATACCCTCGGCTCGATCCTCGATGGGGCACAGACGTCGGCCATCCGCCGCATCAATGCCATTCGGGACGATAGTGCGGCGCTGACGGTGGGCAGTGGCGCGACGCTGGTCGACCTCGCCCAGCCGACCCGCTTCCCCGGCTATGCCTTTTCCGGCGTTCCTGCCGCGGCGAGTAACTCGGGCTGCACGATCCGGATCACCGACCGGAACCACAAACTCGCCACCTCTGACGGCACCGCCTGGCGCTTCGCGGATGGCACTGTGATCGCCTGACGAGGGCGATCCAATCAACACAATAAAAAGGGCCTTGAATGCCTACGATCGTCCGCATCAGCGATAGCTCCGCCGTCCAGCGCATTGTTCAGGTTAACTCGCCACCCGTGGTGGTTGCAGGTGGGGGCGTGCAGAGCGTCGCCGGGCGGACAGGTGCGGTCACCCTCTCGACGTCTGACATTGCGGGCTTCAGCGCCGCTGTGGCTGCGGCCTCGCCGGTCCTCAGCGTGTGCGGGCGCACCGGGGCCATCACCCTGGCGCCGGCTGACGTGGCGGGCTTCAGCGCCGCTGCTGCCGCAGCCGCGCCTGTGCAGTCGGTGGCCGGGCGGACAGGCGCGGTGACGCTGACGAACTCCGACATCGGCGGGTTTGCCTCTGCTGCCAGTGCGGCTGCCCCTGTGCAGTCTGTGGCTGGCCGAACGGGGACGGTCACCATCGCGGCTGCTGACCTTACCGATAGCACGACAGCCGGCCGGGCAATCCTTACCGCCGCGGATGCCTCGGCCCAAAGGTCTGCCCTCGGCCTCGGCACTGCTGCCACCCAGCCAGCCGGCGCCTTCGCTGCCGCGTCCCATACCCACGGGATCGCGGACCTGACGGCAACAGGTACCCGCGATGCCACCACCTATTTGCGAGGCGATGGCACCTGGGCGACCCCGGCGGGCGGTGGTGGCGGATCTGGGACGGTCACGAGCGTTGCGGTCAGTGGTGGCTCGACCGGCCTAACGGTCTCCGGCTCCCCGGTGACGAGCAGCGGCACCATCACGCTGGCGGGCACTCTTGCGATCGCTGCCGGCGGCACAGGCGCGACCACCGCTTCAGCGGCGCTGACGGCGCTCGGCGGGGTAACCTCCTCGCAGGCGGCGGCAGCCGCGCCCGTTCAGTCGGTCGCCGGCAGGACAGGCGCGGTTACGATCGCGGCTGCCGACGTCACCGATGCGACCACGGTCGGAAAAGGGCTTTTGACGGCCGCTGACGCCGCTGCCCAGCGGACGGCTCTCGGGCTAGGCACCGCGGCGACATCGGCTTCCAGCGCCTTTGCGGCGGCCTCCCACACCCATGCCATCGCTGACCTGACGGCGACGGGCACGCGCGACAGCACGACCTTCCTCCGCGGCGATGGGACCTGGTCCGTCCCTGCCGGCGGTGGTGGCTCGGGAACTGTGACGAGCGTGGCGCTCTCCGGCGGCACCACGGGCCTCACGGTCTCTGGGTCCCCTGTCACCACGAGCGGGACCATCACCCTGGCGGGGACGCTCGCCGTCGCCAATGGCGGCACGGGCGCGACATCTGCCTCCGCGGCCCTGACGGCCCTAGGTGCGGCTCCTGCCGCCAGCCCGACGTTTACGGGCACCCTCTCCCTGCCGAGCGGCTCAGCCGGTGCACCGACGATCATCTTCGGCACTGGCACGACCTCCGGCATCTACAGCGCCGCCACGAACGAACTGTCGATTTCGGTTAGCGGCACTCGCCGGCACGCGATCTTCAGCAGCGGCAATGCCGGCTTCGGCCTCTCCTCCGGCACGGGCAACCAGCCTAGCCTTACCGTTGCGACTAATCCCTCTGCCTCGCTGCTCGGTCTCTCGGTCGTCGGGTCCACGACCGGCCCGACGATCTCGATCGGCGCGGCGTCTGGCGCACCGACCGATGGTGACATCACGATCACACCGCGTGGCTCCGGGCTGGTGCGCATCACCACGGCCACGACCAGCGACAGCAGCACGGCAGCGGCCAGCACCGCCTTCGTCAAGGCGCAGGGCTATCTCTCCGGCACCGTTCCAGTAGCGAGCGGCGGAACTGGCGCGACCACCGTTGCCGGCGCGCTATCGAACCTTGGCGTGCCGAAGGCGAACAGCGCTGCGACCGTCGACCCGACGACTACCGACGATAGTGGCTCCGGCTATGCGGCCGGTTCGCACTGGCTGAATACCAGCGGCGGCGAAATCTTCATCGCCCGCACAGCGGTGAGCGGCGCGGCCGAGTGGATGGGCCTCTCGCCCATGGACCATCCAGGCTACGTCAGCGGGTTGTGGTACGGCACGCAGCCGAATGCGGTGATCACCACGGGTGCCTATCCGACCGGGTCGATGCTGTTCAGCCCCATGACGGTAATGTTCCGTGTGTCTGTCACGAACATTTCGTTCTACATGGTCACTACCGCAACATCCGGGGGAGCGACAGCCGCGTATGCGAAGGTCGGTCTCTACAGCAACTCCGGCGGACGGCCTGCAAACCTGCTGGCAGAGTGCAACGCCGATATCGACCTCACGACGGGCCAGATCAAGACAGCTACATTTGCGTCCGCGGTCACACTGAACCCCGGTGTCTACTGGGTCGGGATCGTCACGCAAGGGACGAACGCGCCCGTATTCGTATCCTGGTCGAACACGGCGGGTGGTGGTGGATTCGTCAATATCGTTGGCGGCCTCACTGGCGGCGCCTTTATGGCCGGTGGCCAGCTAATCAACCGGATGGCGCGCAATACCGCACCGACCTACGTTGCAGGCAGTGCGTTCCTGCCGGCGACCGCAGGCGCGGTGACGATTTCCGGAACATCGCCGGGTAGCATCGTGTTCATGTTCCAGGCGCCGTGACGCAAGACGCCGCGGCCATCGCGGCGCAAGGACTGCTGGCACAAATGCAAAGCAGTCCTCCGGCGGCCGGGTGGCACGCGGTTATGCGCGATGCAGTGTTGTGGAATGGCTACTTTGTCGAGACGTCGCGCCAGGTCTTCAGCCGACCGTACGTCAGCATGCTGCTGACCGCACAGGAGCAGGCCGAGGCCATGCGGCTGGCGCACGAGACTGTCGTGCGCGAGTACCGCAGGCAGTTTGCCGGACGGCTTAGCTAACGGTTAGCTAACCTCAGATGCCGAGCGGGATGTATCGCCAGAGGCCGTCGTACCAAACCTCGATGGCGGCATTGTCGATGTTGAAGAATAGCTCGCCATCGGCGGGATTGGCGGGACGCTCGGCAGTGGTGCCACAAGGGATTTGCATGCAGGGATTTATCCCGCGCCGCCAAACACCGCGATCGCCACAGCGAGCGTCACACACCAGAGAAACAAGGCGAGGTATACCTGGCGGACGAACCGCTCCGCGATCTCCCACGGCGTTTCGGGCAGCCGCCAGCAGCCAGGCTCACGGCAGGCCGGGCCTATCGTTGAGCAGCAGCGATCTCGGTCATGGAGCGTAGGGCACTCCGGAACATTCGTATCCACACAGCTATTGATCCCGCGGCGAGCGCCAGAGAGTCCGGGCTCTCCGGAGGTTGATCACGGGCACTCACCCAGTGTCGGGCTCAATGCCTCCCAGTGGCCCGATCCTCGAAGTCACCCACCTCCCAGATTGGCGGCTCGTTAGAATTCCGCCAGATCCGCAGGTGCATTAGCGGCTCTCCTCTTGACCAAGCCATGATCCGCTCAATCGCCGGGTAGTCATCCGTCCAAAAGTACGTATCCACTCTGGGCAGAGGCGTTGAGGTGTTGGCCAACCCGATCTCCACCCAGAGGTACGAAACGTTGGGAATGGTGCCGAGGAGATTGTGAGTCCAGTCTGCGCTTCCCGTCACCGAGGGCGTGACGATCCTACCACTATAACGCGTTTTCTGGTGACCACGCTCTAGCGCCTCGCGCCGGGCTTCTTGGAGCACCAAGGTCGACTCCCTCACGGCGGTTTCGATGCTGTCGAAAACCATGAAGGACCACGTATCGACGTCTTCTTCGTCGCCAAGCGCGATAAGGCGTTTTCCGAACTTATGGCTGTACGGCTCTAAAGTATCGAAGTAGCCGCTTATGAGGCCCTTCTCCAT